CGTGCAGAAGGCCCCCGCCGGAGCAGGGGCCTTCCGTGTCCTGGAATCGTCGTGCGGGCGCTACGCGTAGTTCGGCGTGGTGACCGCAGTGAACCAGGCGTTGTACACGGTCGTGTTCGCGGTCGAGAGTTCGATGACTCCCTTGACCACGTTCATCGACGTGTGCGCAGCCTGCTGGTACGTCCAGGTTACGGTCCCGTCTGTGACGGTACCTGACGCAGGCCACGTCGGTTCCGAGGCCCCGGACGTGCCGGCCGTCGTGCACTCGTAGATGTTGCCGCCCTCGAGCACGCGCGCTCCGAGGGCGTATTCCGTTGCCGTGACCCACGCTGTCGGGTTCGTCGGCGTGATGGCAACCGGCGTGATGGTGAGCGGGAGAACGGCCGTCTTGGGTTCGATCGACTCGTTCTTCGTGGAGTGCTCGATGCTCGGACGGCCGGCGGTGCACTTGTAGAAGCAGTACCGCTTGTCGGCCTCGTTGCCCTGCACCTCGAAGAGAAGCGCGAACGGGACTGCCTCGGCGTCGGAGATCTCAACGAGAACGCCGTTGTCATCGATCTCCCAGCCCAGGATCGACGCGAGCAACGCGTCGGGGATGAGCGCGGCCTCGAGTTCACCGGTGTACCCGTTGTTCTGGTTGGCCACGTAGTAGGCGATGTCATCGGCGTAGAACGTCGATGAGTCACCCTCGCCCGAGAGCGAGAGGTTGACCGCGCCGGGAATGGCGACGGGAGTGGCCCAGACACCGGTGCTCTCGGTGTAGAGCGCGGCGTACACGCTCTTGAGTCCGAAGAGGACCTTGTTTGCCATGATCGGCTCCTAACTTACGACTTGAACTGTATAGAGCACTTGGTAGAGCTTCTCGCTGTCGATGTACGTCTCGGCCTTCGACCAGACCAGGGCCCGTTCCGCGAGCTCGCGTTCGACCGCTGCCTCGGCCGTCGCGTTCTTCGTCTCGGTGTAGAGCTCGACGTGGTACTCGCCGATCTTCTGGTAGTTGCTGTCGTCGGCCTTGAAGTCATCGTCTGCGACGAACAGGTAGCAGATGAACGGTGGATGCTCCTCGCTCGCGAACGCCCGGTACGCGACCGGGTAGCCCGTCTCGAGGAGTCCCGCATACAGCTCCTGCAGCGTCACTTGCTACCGCCATTCCTGATGACCCGTTCGATGCGCTCCTCTAGCTCCGGGAGGCGCTTGTCCGTGACCGGCCGGACGTGCGGTATCGCTTTGGCCCTGCCGCCGTTGCGAAGCGCGTGTCCGTTCTCGAGCAGATGCACGAGCCGGTACTCGGACTTGTTCCAGACTATGCGGCGGGTCACCCCTTGGGAGTCGCGCTTCTCGACCTTCCAGCCGCGCTTGTAGCGTTTCCGCGCGCCGACTGGGGAGCCTGCCGCGATTTCGGACTTGACGAGTTCGGCGATGTCCACAACCTCGGACGCGATGCCTTCGGAGACGGCCTCGGTGTAGTCACGCAGCGCGTCCACGATGGCCTTACCCAGCTCGCCGCCAGTCACGCGTTTCTTGTTGCCACCGCTCACGTCCGGTTCGCGACCTTGCGCTCACACGTCAACACGACCCACTCACCACGACGGGAGGCGCGGATGATGCTGTACTCGACGCCGCCCACGGACATGAGCTTCTCGTCGGCGTAGTCACATGAGCGCATCTGATACTGCCGGTCAGCCTTCATACCGTTGGCCCCGGCCTCGTAGAACTCCGACGCGCCGACAGTGAACTCGTTCGCGTACACGGTCCGGGTCGTCTGCGTGGCGACCTCCTGGCCGATCGAGTCCGCGGCGTAGGTCTCGGCGATGAGCGATATGACGGCATCGAACCTCATGTGAGCGTCACCGCCGCCGTGGTGACCGTGGTGCCCGCAATGGCATCGAGCGTGAGTACAAGGCCGTCGATGGACGTGATGCGCGCGATGAGCAGTGCGCCTCCCGCGCCCGCGCCCGCAACAGTGATCCAGTCATCGACGGCGAGTGCTGTGGCGCTCGAGACGGTGAGAGCAGACGTGCCGGCCGTGATGCTGCCCGTGACGCCGGTGAGCGTCGGCTGCCGGTACTCGGCCGAGAGCGCGAGGTGCGTCTCGAGGCTGTGGTAGCTCACCATGTACTTCTCGGAATCCTGGTTGTCCATGCCGAACATGCCGAGGCAGTACGTGATGATGGCACGCTTCACGAGTGCGTCCGGGTCGGTGGCAGCGAGGGCCGCGTACGAGACGCCCGACATGCGCAGGTCGGCCTTCGCGGCGTCGATGAGCGTGGTTATCTCGGCGTCGTAGGTCGTACTCGTGATTCGGAGCGCGGTCTTGGTATCGGCCAGCAGCGTCATAGCGGCATCACGTTCGACCCTTCAGGATCCGGGATAACATCGCCGATCGCGACGGACACGCGCGCCTCGGTGGCGGTCTCATTGATGGACGCCTGATAGACGTACTGTGTGAGCTGGTCGAACTTCGGGACGGCGGGATGCACGACCGGCTTGTAGCCTTTGGCCTGCGCCATGGCGATGATGGCGGCAACCTCGGTCGGACGCATGGCCCGCGCGTTCTCAGGCGATACCGCTTCCAGCCTGCCGTTGACCGACTTGCCTAGGTCTCCTTGTGGCACTGATGCTCACGACCTTTCTGGCGGCGGCGATACTGACGGTCGGCCGCACGATGAGGTGGTAGAAGGAGTGGCTGTCCGTGCGCTTCAGCCATCCCCAGTACGAAAGCATGGCGGCCGCGTCACCGGTATCGAGGCGATGCTTGCGCCGGATCTTCCCCACGCGCCGACGTATCCGCAGCGAGGTGCGCTTTCGCAAGATGGTGCGGTCGTGGAAGAAGCGCACGCCGAGGAAGTCGATGGCCCGATCGCGGGTCGGGAACACCTGCCAGTCCTGCTTCACGGCTAGGCCCTTGGCGGCGAGGAACGTCTCGATCGCCTTGTGCGCGGCATGGAGCTTCTTCTTGTTCGGGCCCAGGAGCACGAGGTCATCGATGTAGCGGATGTAGAAGGGGATCTGCAACTGCTCCTTGATGAAGTGGTCCAGGTCCTCGAGGAAGAAGTTCGCGAACCACTGACTCGTGTAGTAGCCGATCGGCAGGCCGTCCGCGGAATCGATGATGGTGTCGATGAGCCACAAACAGCGCGCGTCTTTGATCTTGCGGCGGAACATCGCCTTCAGGTGCACGCCTTTGACCGACGGGTAGAACTTGGCGATGTCCATCTTGAGGCAGTACCGCGTCTGCTTCGGCTGCCGGTCAAGCCACGCACGGAGACGCTTCTGGCCGTATGACGTGCCGCGCCCAGGGATGCTCCCGCAGTTGTGCTCGTACATGCCGCGCATGATGACGTCGGTGACCTGGAGCATGAGCGCCCAGTGGACGATCTGATCCGGGAAGAAGGCAGGGCGGCATATCTGGCGCGTCTTGCCACTTGCCCCGTCGAAGATGGTCTTGATCTTCGGCGTGCCCGGCACGAACGTCTGCTCGAGCAAGAGGCACTGGATGACTTTGGCGTACCGGTCTTGGTCGGCAAGGACCCGCGCTACGCGTGAGTGATGACGCTTGCCGAGTGATGCCTTGCGCATCGCAAGTTTGATGTTGTCGAGCTCGCAGATGCGTTCGTAGAGGTGCCCTTGTCGCTTCACGTCTCGCGCCCCTTCTTATTAGCCTCATGGCCGTTCGATAGTTCCTACCAGGCCATGCTCTCTGCGGCGGATTTTTGCCAAGGGGCAAGGAGGATGGGATGCAGGTTCGTGCTTGTGAAGCCGTCTGCTAATAAGAGTCTGCCCGCCGATGTTCACGTTCGCGTTGGACGACGCGTTGTTGAGGTTCCAGTAACGGAGACCCGCGTTCGAGCCGTTGTTCCAGTTACCGCCAACGTGGGCAAGCGCGCACCCCAAACCCCTGTCAAGCTGCGGTAAATCAAAGGACTGGGGGATGGCTCCCCCAGACCCCCTAGAGAGCCTTCTTAAGAAGCCGCCCGCCGACGCTCACGGGCGCGGAGGACGACGCGGAGGCGAGGTACCAGNAACGGAGACCCGCGNGCGAGCCGNNGNNCCAGNNACCGCCAACGTGGGCAATACGCTGCCCGGTGTTGCGGTAGTAGTAGTCGCTGTAGTAGGTGGTCGCAGAGCCTCCTGTGACGCTGGTGGCGAACTCAGCGAACGGGGAGTTGCTGTCGTGGCCCATCTCTTTCACGTAGCCGTCCGCGCCCACGTTCGCATACCCGAGCTGGACGTAGGGCGACGCGAACACGTTTGAGGCGTAGTCGGCGGCGTTCAGGGCCACCCACGCCTGGTACTCGTTGATATTCACGCCGTCCACGAACTGCCAGACGTCGCCGTAGGGTGACTCGATGCCGCGATAGGTGCAGGGATACTTGCCATCGTTCGCGGTGATGTAGCCGCTCGTGGCCGCGATGCCTGACGAGAAGCCCGTCTTGCGTGCGACGTTGTAGGCGATGTTGCCGATGGCGATGTTGGCCGCCGCACCGTCGAACACGAGCGCCTTGTTAGAGCCGTCCACGACCGCTATCTGGGTCACGACGCGGTTGGTCGCCACCTGCCCGCCACCGAGCGATGTGCCGATGCTGATGGTCTGGCCGACGCGGAACACCTCGGCGTTGGCGTTGGCGAGGATGATGCGGTTCGCACCCGTCTCCGCTGCCGTCGCCGTGCGTGCCGCGCTGTAGTCGCCAGCCGTGTAGCCCTGCAAGATGGCCTGTGAGTTCAGGGTTGCGAACTCGACGGTGAACAGCGCGGAGAGTACGTCATACGCGTGAACGTCGAGTTGCTGGTAGCCCGCCCGCCCCGATGCGTTGTTAGCGCAGGCATAGGTACGGAACTCCACGATGGTCTTGGTGTGGAGCGGGAACACGTCAGGGACGGATGCCAGCACGCTGCCGTTGAGCGACCCTAGGTGCTTGCCGTAGTCGAAGTACGGCAACTCTACGCCGTTGGTGAAGTCATAGAAGCAGGCGGGGAGATAGAAGCCAGGGTACTGCGTCTTGGAGATTCGGATGCTGCGCAGGTTCGCGGCCGACTCCTTCTTGATGTAGAACTTCGGGATGCGCACGAACGTGTTGCCGAGCGAGTCTGTGACCGGGACGAGCTCACCGAAGATCGGCGCGGCGTCGAACTGGTTCGTGACGAGGTTGGTGTCTCCACCGACAGCAGCAGTCATGCCCACTGCGTCGTCGGTGCGGGTGAGCGTCGGGCTGCTCGAGGTAGGGTCCCACTGGACGCCGAAGACTCGCTTGGCGCGGCTCTGCGCCCCGCGCGGACGCAGGTACAGCAACGTGTTCATCGCGCCTCTTCTCTTAGGCCGGGATGAAGGCGACGGTGGCGCTTGCGGTCTGGGCGACCGATGAGGTGATCCTGATCTTGCCACCGGCGACAAGCGGGCCGATGACGCGGCGCTGGGCCGTGGAGGTCGTGGTCGGCAGGGTGTTGCCGTCGTAGTCCGCGGTGACGGCGTACCACGTCGAGCCGTCGAGGCTGGACTCGACGTTGTGCGTTCCGGCGTTCAGCGCGGGGATGTGCAGGACCGCCAGCACGCCACGGTTGGTGCTGGCTTGCGGGGCCGTGACTTCGATGCCCGCACCTGCTCCAGCCGCGGTGACTGCAAGCGTCGTGACGTTTGGCCATGCCATGAGTGATTCCTTTCGGCGAGGATCTCTACCGGGTCATAGGTTAGAGCGTCAGCCACCCGCGACCCCGATGACGAATGCGGCATCCGAGCGATCGCGAGAGAAGTCGAAGTCCGACTCGTGCCATTCGCTCACGTGCGCCTGGAACGGATTCTCGTCGGCGTCCTGTGGCCAGTGTCGCGGCGTGCAGATGACGGCCGGGCCGTGGATCCGTGACAGCAGCAGGAGCCCTTCGGCGCGCGACAGGTGCTCGATGACGTCGATGAGCAGGTACAGGTCGGCAGGAGGCAGAGGCGTGGTGCGGACATCGCGCATGATCACGCGGTCGTAGGCGAGCCACTGGTCGTTGTCGCAGTCCATGTGCGCCTCGATGCCGATGATGGCCGCGCGCGGGTAGTGCTCCCGGAGCAGCACGCCGTAGTCGCCGGAGCCACAGCCGATGTCCACGATGACCGATGGCGCGATCTCAGCCACGAGTTCGAGGATGGTCGGCACGTTGTCGGGGCAGGACATGGCACGGTAGCTCATGACGCCGCGCGTGCCTTCAGCGCCAGGAACGTCTCCTCGTTGGATACCGAGCGGGTCACGTGTCCGAGCTTGATACGGCTGTCGCAGTGAAGCGTGTGGCCCACCTGCCGTGCCCGGATGCAGAAGCTGATGTCCTCGCCGAATCCCTGCATCGGCGCGAACGCGTGGTGGTACCGCTCCCGCACGTCGCGGATCATCTGCGTCTTCATGAGCACGGCCCCGAAGCCGCACGCGTCGATCTCGAAGATGGAGTCGACCGGGTAGTCGTCGTAGTTCACGGCCTCGAACTCGGACGGCTCCTGCCCATAGCGGACCTTCTTGTAGAGCACCGGATTGAACGGCGGGCGGCGCTTGAAGTACAGGCCGGTGATGAAGTCCTTCTTGGCCGCCATGAGGTCGTGCAGCAGCTCAGGGCCGAACACGATATCGGAGTCGAGCCACAGCATGTACTCGGCGTCGATCGCGAGCGCCTGGTCGGCCAGCATGTCGCGGGCCACGTAGATGAGCGAGCCCGGCAGGAACGCGATGTTCGCCGGGCCACCGATGTCTGCCGTGTGGAGCTGGACGAGCGACTGTGCGAAGTCCACGTCGATCGTGTCCATGCAGGGTACGGCGATGAGCACTTTCACGCGCTGCCTCCTTCCGAGAGGGCGGGGCGGCTCCCGATGATGAGAGCCGCCCCGTTGGTACCGGTTGTGGTGCTAGGCGGTTGTCGAGACGTACCTGACAACGGCCTCGGTGTTCGCGACCTGCGAGTCGAACTGCGCGGTGCCGCGATAGTCGATGCTGTTGTTCAGGAATCCTGACTCGCTTGAACGCTCGACCAGGACATCCTGCGAGAGGTTGCCCACGACCTGCTCGAAATCGCCGAGGTAGATCGCGCCGTTGGCGCTCGACACGTAGTCGTCCACGATGACCGGGTAGCCCAGGAGCCGCGGCGAGAAGCCGTTCTCCATGTCGCGGAGCAGGATCGGGTTGCCGGCGCTGTCCACGATCTGGGCCACCTTGTTCCACAGCGTGGCCTTGTGCATGAGGAACTTGGCGTTCGGGTCGTAGCCCGCCGGGAGCAGCGCGATCAGCGACACGATGTTGGCGTAGGTGCAGCCGGTCGTGTTGAGGATCTGGTTCGTGCCGCTGGTCCAGGTCGTGCAGACCGCGATGCCCTTGGTGGCATCGTTGATGATGAAGTTGTCGATCGCGCGAGCGATGTCACGCGAGAGCATCGACACGAGCCAGTCCTCGAAGGCGCTCACGGACATGCTCGCGGCGTTGCGCGAGATCCGGATGACCTTCATGAACTCGGTGCTGCCGAGCGTCACGGA